ACCTCAGCCCATGTCGATGGAAAGAGCTGAAGAACTTTTTCGAAAAGCTTTTCCAGATGTATCAGATTCATATAAAGGTATTTCTAAATATAGAAATAAATATCCAAAATATTTTAAAGGTATTGATATCGCTGCTATAACTGATGAAGGCGATAAGATAAGAAATTATTTAGAAAGAATAACTAAAAATAAAACAGAACCTTTTGTAACTAGCACTCCAAAAATATTAAAAGCAGCTAAAGCTGATGCAGGTCCTGCAACTGTAAAAGCCATTGTAAATAAATTTAATAAAGGTGGTGAAAAAGTTTTACTTCGGGGCGGTAGTCAATTTGCAGGAAGTCAATATGATGATCTTTATAAAAATTCAAAAAAATTTCAAGCATACTATGATCAAGCTTATGACACTCCATGGAACGAAGCACCAGCTTATCAAAAAGCTAATGCTGCTAAAAACTTTAAAGCAAGAGGAGCATTTAAACCACCAGCAGGATATACATTAAGCACAGAAGAATTTTTAGAAAAAGTAGGATTAAAAAAATCTTCTTTAGATACATATGTTAGTGACCCTGACAAAACAACTACGGCTAGATTTATAAAAGATAATTTTGATTTTAAAATGGGTGCTACTGCTCCTGGAGCTTTTCAAGCAGGTAAAGGAACTAAACAACGTTATTGGAAAGATCCTTCAGATGCTACACTTAGAAAGTGGGATCGTTTTTTAAATGCTAAAGTTATTACAAAAGACATGAGAGACAGAGTAGAATCTCTGTACGCTAATGATGATGTAAAAGATTTAATTTTTAAACAGAAAAAACTTCCAAGCTTACCCTTAGTTCAAACAGTTTTGAATGATCCCTCTCCTTCAAAAGCTGCAAACGCAATGGCAACATTAGCAAGAGTTTTAAAAGGAGATGAATATAAAGGAGATATTAACATCCCTAAAGATGTTGTTACAGGTAAAAGAATACTAGATCAAATTGGTAACGTTGGAAAACGAAACGCATACAGAGTTGCATTTTATAATGCAGCTTTAGCAAATGTAGATCAGTTATATAAAAACGAAGCAAATTCTTCACTGAGTAGTTTTAAAACAGCTTTTAGAGATGAACTTAAAAAAATATTAGATATACCCGAAAAAGGCAAAGTTCCGTTTAGTGTTAACGAAGTAATTGGAATTAGCACAGGTGAGATGAGAGGACTTGCTCCATATTCTGCTTTTGTAGATGTGGTGAGATCAGATATTAATACAGGACCACTTGCACAGTACCAAGGGAGGTTATCTAGATCGATAGGAAGAGTACAAGACGCTCTTGCTGTAAATGATGTTAAAGGTGCACAAAAAATTGCAGATGATCTAATAGCTAACGTTCCAACTTATAAAGGTTTTAGAGATTTATCTAAAGCTCAATTAGAAAGTTTAGCATTACCAGAAATTAAAATTGGAAAAAAAATAGATCCAAAAATTTTTTCACCTGATCAATTAGCTGCGTACAAAGCAAAAGGATTAGATATTCAAGGTATGGCAGACAGAGAAGGTTTTTATCTTGATCCAAAAGGTAGAAAACCTTTCTTTCAAGTATCACCATCACAATTAAAAAAAGTTGCAAGCAATTTATCTGAAAAAGATAAATTAGCTGTTTGTAGTTTATTATCTCGTGGTGGATTACCTGGAGATTGTGCGGCTGCAATAGATAACAATCCAGTAAAAGCAGCACAAGTTTTTGAGCAAGCTCCAGCAACAAATACTGGTATGCAAAAACTAAAAGCAGCAGCAACAGGATTTTTAAGATCAGGAGGTTTTAAAACATTTGGTGCAGCAGGACTCGCTGGTGGAGCTGCGGCTGCACTTGTAAAAGAATTTAGAAACGATGATCCAACAACTTATTTATCTAACGAAGACCAACAAAAAAATATGCTGGTCGATATGGTAACTCAACCTATTTCAGAAGATATGACAAGACCAGATATTTTAGATTTTCAACTGCCAGCAGTAGGAGCATCGTTAGCTGCATCAACAGCACTTGGTGCACCATCAACAATTAAAGCTAGTAGATCAAGAGGACTAGGTGTTGAACAGAAAGGATTAATAAGAACTAGTGGAAGAGTATTAGGTAGAGGTTTAGGTATTGCAGCATCACCTGGAGTATTAGCACCACTAGCTGCATTAGATATTACAAGACAGGTATCTGAAGGAGACTCACTAGCAGATATCGGAACAGATCCATTAAATTATACATACCCAATATTTGCTGAACAGACAGATAAATTAACAAGAGGACTAAATCCAACTCTTAGAAAAGCAGCTAGACTTGGTATGTCTAAACCTGCATTAAGACTATTATCTAGAGCAGGTATAGCTGGACTTGGTGCATCATTAGCAATACAAGGAATAGGATTATTAGATGACTAAAAAATTAACAACTACAATACCTCCAGAAAGAGGACCTCACCCACAGGGGTTGAATGTTCCTGGAAAAAAGACTATAGTAATCAAGAACTCGGAGAAAAATAATGTCAGAAATAGACAAGTCTTTACCAAACGTAAAGCAGGAAATAGAATTACCTAGCGAAGAAGAGGTCGTAGAAGCATCTCAAGCAAACATAGAAGAACAAGTTGGACCAGAAGATATTCAAGTAACACAAGAAGAAGATGGTGGTGCAACAATTAGTTTTGACCCAGAAGCTGTAAATCAACCAGGCACAAACGAACACTTTGACAATCTAGCAGACTTATTACCAGAAGAAGTTTTAGGCAGATTAGGTTCCGATCTTTACGAAAATTACACACAATACAAAGCGTCTAGAAAAGATTGGGAAGATGGTTATACAAAAGGTTTAGATTTATTAGGATTTAAATATCAAACAAGATCACAGCCGTTTACAAATGCAAGTGGTGCAACTCACCCAGTATTAGCAGAAGCGGTAACACAATTTCAAGCACACGCTTACAAAGAATTACTTCCAGCAAATGGTCCAGTACACACTCAAATTATGGGTGCAGTAAATAAGCAAAAAGAAGACCAAGCTACACGAGTAAAAAATTTCATGAACTATCAACTCATGAACAAGATGAAAGAGTATGAACCCGAGTTCGATCAGTTACTTTTTTATCTCCCTCTTAGCGGCTCTGCATTTAAGAAAGTTTATTACGATGAACTTCTTGACAGAGCCGTGTCTAAATTTGTTCCGGCAGATGACCTGATAGTTCCATACACTGCAACTTCTTTAGAAGATGCAGATGCAGTTGTACACGTTTTAAAAATATCAGAAAATGATTTAAGAAAAAAACAAGTATCTGGTTTTTATAGAGATGTAGAAATTTCACCAGGTTATTCACAAGAAACAGAAGTAGAAAAGAAAGAAAGAGAACTAGAAGGAACTACGAAAACTAGAGATGAACAAATGTTTACAATTCTAGAATTTCACACAAATATAGATCTTGAAGGTTTTGAAGATAAAGATATGGAGCAGAATCCAACAGGAATAAAACTTCCTTACATTGTAACAATTGATACATCATCAAGAGAAGTTTTATCTATTAGAAGAAACTATAAAGCTGAGGACCCGTTAAAAAATAAAATTGAATATTTTACACATTTTAAATTTTTACCGGGATTAGGTTTTTATGGATTTGGCTTAATCCACATGATTGGTGGGTTATCAAGAACTGCAACGAATGCACTTAGACAGTTGTTAGACGCTGGTACGTTTTCAAATATGCCGGCTGGATTTAAACAACGTGGTATTCGTGTTAGGGATGAAGCGCAATCGATACAACCTGGAGAGTTTAGAGATGTAGATGCACCTGGAGGAAACATCAGAGATGCATTTATGCCTTTACCTTTCAAAGAACCATCACAAACTTTATTACAATTAATGGGTATAGTGGTTCAAGCAGGTCAACGATTTGCCGCCATAGCTGACATGCAGGTCGGTGACGGCAACCAGCAGGCAGCTGTTGGAACGACCATTGCCCTCTTAGAGCGTGGCTCCAGGGTCATGTCAGCCATACATAAAAGATTGTATGTGGCGTTAAAACAAGAATTTGTTTTATTAGCAGATGTATTTAAAACTTATCTGCCACCAGAATATCCTTATGATGTTGTAGGTGGACAAAGAAATATTAAAGTTTCAGATTTTGATGATAAGATTGATATACTTCCTATAGCAGATCCAAATATATTCTCACAATCACAAAGAATAACTTTAGCTCAAACAGAATTACAACTTGCAATGTCAAATCCTGGAATGCATAATTTATATGAAGCGTATAGAGATATGTACACTGCAATCGGTGTTAAAGATGTAAACAGAATTTTACCACCACCTCAACAACCAATGCCAATGGACCCTGCTGCAGAAAATATTTTAGCTATGACGGGCAAACCTTTTCAAGCATTTAAGGGTCAAGATCACAGAGCACATATTACTTCGCATTTAAATTTTATGGCAACTAATATGGTAAAAAATAATCCAATGATTATGGGTGCATTGCAAAAAAATATATTTGAACATATTTCTTTAATGGCACAAGAACAGTTAGAAGTAGAATTTAGAGAAGAGTTACAACAATTAATGCAGTTACAACAAATGGCGCAAATGAATCCGGCTGTAGCACAATCTCCTGAGCTTCAACAACAACTTTTAACTTTAAATTTATCAATTGAAGCAAGAAAAGCTAAATTAATTTCTGAAATGACACAAGAATTTAAGGATGAAGAAAACAAAATTATGGGTGATTTTGGAAATGATCCTGTTGCAAGACTAAAAGCTAGAGAATTAGACCTTAGAGCTATGGATAATGAACAAAAACGTACCCAAGCAGAGGAAAGATTGAATCTAGACAAGTCTAGAGCAATGATGAATCAAGACTTACAAGAAGAAAAGCTTGATCAAAATGAAGAATTGGCTAAACTAAGAGCTAATACATCGATTGAAAAAACTATTTTAGGTAAAACTCTTCCGAGTTCGGATAAAATGCCTGGAAATGTTGCAATCATTCGAAAAACTGGAGGAGAATAATGACAAAAAATAAAAACACAGAAGCAAAACACGTTGATCACGACATGTTTGTGAACAAAGATGGCTTTTCAGATGGCGGAGTTGAAATTGAGGTATCAAAACCTAATGAAACTCAAGATGCAGACGTAAAAGGTCAAAGAAGCGTGTTAGCAGAGAAAAAAAGAAAAGCTAAGTGGTATTAATATGTGGTTGTCGGCAATAAAATTAGCCGTTTCTGCTGGAAGTAAGATTTATGCTAACAAGCAGCGAACAAAAATGGCAATGTCGGACGCACAACTTATGCATGCAGAAAAAATGGCCCGAGGTGACGAAGCTTATCAGGGTAAATTGTTAGAGGCCCGTCAGTCAGATTGGAAGGACGAGGCAGTTTTATTGGTATTGAGCACGCCCGTAGCTATTTTGGCCTGGGCGGTCGTATCTGACGATCCAACTGCTATGGATAAAGTAAAATTGTTCTTCGAGATGTTCTCACAGCTCCCGTCATGGTTCACCAATCTTTGGATCCTTGTCGTTGCGAGTATTTATGGTATAAAAGGAACACAAATATTTAGAAACGGAGGTAAAAAATAATGAGTAAAAAATCTAGAAGAAGAAATAAAAGATTAGCAACAGCTGCTGCAGTATTAACTGGGTTAGCTTTAGCTAATAGAGGTAAAGGAACTGAAATGGCAAATATTAGTGTAGGCGGTGGTAGAGATGCTGCAAAAATGATAATGCCTAAAATTAAAATGCCTAGAAGAGGCACTGTTCTCGGTAAACCTGGTATTAATAGAATGGATTTATCAGAAGTTGATATGGACTATCAAGCACCCGACATGTCTGGTTACAGAAACATGGATATGGGTTTAGAAGGGTTTGCAGCTAAAGATGGAGGCAGAGCTAGAAAAACAAAAGGCTTTGCTAAAAAGAAAAAACAAGCAAAAAAAATGAGGAAAAAATAATGCCGGGAACAATGATGATGAAAAGACCTATGATGAAAAAAGGTGGCAAAGCTTTAAAGAAAGTTAAACCATCTCAAAAAGGTTTAAAAAAATTACCCAGAAAAGTTAGAAACAAAATGGGTTATATGAAAAACGGTGGTAGAGCTAAGTAATGGCTAGACCAGGTTTATATGCAAACATCCACGCTAAAAGAAAGCGTGGAGGTAAGATGCGAAAGAAGGGTGCAAAGGGTGCACCAACTGCAGCAAACTTTAAAAGAGCAAAACAAACAGCGAGAAAATAATGACAAAACTTTGTCCTAGAGGTAAGTCAGCCGCGAAGCGAAAATTTAAGGTATATCCTTCAGCATACGCGAACGCCTATGCTAGCAAAATTTGTGCTGGTAAAATTAAAGATCCCTCTGGTGTAAAGAGAAAAGATTTCAAAGGACCTAAACCTGCTGGAAAAAAAGACGGCGGTAGAATAAATTTTAGAGGCGGTGGAATCTGTAAGAAAGGAATGAATAAAAAAATTCTAAGAGCATAAAATGGCTGGTTTAAAAAAATGGTTTGATCAAAAATGGGTAGATATTGGTTCCAAAAAAAAGGATGGTTCATTCGCAAAATGTGGCCGTTCAAAACAAAAAGCAGACTCGAAACGGAAGTATCCAAAATGCGTCCCACTTGCCAAAGCCACACGGATGAGCGACTCGCAAAGGGCGAGTGCTGTCAGACGAAAAAGAGCAGCAGGTAATACAGGACCAAAACCAACAAACGTAAAAACATTTGCTAAAAGAAAAAAAATGAGTATGGGAG